GTAGATGTTTGCGTTAGGGATAGTACCTGCAAGTGAACCTGCACTGAATGCAGATGCATATTCAATCACACCCTTGATGTTTGCACCACTTCCGTTGCCGTTGAAGAGGCCATCGAGAACTTCTGCCTCGAGACGTTTCACCAGACTGTTCTGGATGTAGGCAACAAGTTGAGGAAGGTCGGCCATCATCTCTGTGGTCACCTTGCCATACACACCTACTTTCTTAACAGGTGCAAATTTCTCTGCCCATACACTTGAGAGTTTAGTCTTGCCTGAACCTTCAGCGATGAACACTGGAGTGCCTTGTTGGTCTGTTTCCTCTACCCATGTCACCATGTTGCCAGAGGTTGCACCTGTTGCAACAACACCCAAATACACATCCATCGGAGTGCGTACTGATGTGATGATGCCAGAGAACTGCGCCTGGAGGGTTGGGAGTTCGGAACCTGCAACGAATGAGTCTACACTCATGTTGATGGCAGACTTCACCTCGATGTTTACACTTTCTTTTTGGTTGCCACCGTTGGCAACGATCGCATCGAATTCGGCCTTCTTTGCGAAGATCGCTTCTGCGAGGTTTTGGGCGAATGATTTATTCATTGTTTTGTTTGTTTGTTTTTTGGTTTCTTGACTTGATTTGACTGCGAGGATCGCATCGTTCAATTCGGCCTTGAGAGACTCGAGGGACTCGATGGATGCACTCTTCTGTATTTGTTCCTTCAGGGACTCGAGTTCTTTTGCACTCTCATCACCTGTCTTGAACTCGGCAAGTTTGGCCTCGATCACTGATGTGGTCTCTGCCTTTACTTTGTCGATGAACATCTGCTCGGGAGTGTTGTCCACACCACCATCGGTAGCATCTGCATTAAAGTTTATGATCTTCTTCATGTTTAGAGTTTAAAATTGTTAGAGATGTATGTCAGGTCCAGTGTCTTCTGTGGTGTCGGCTTCGATGGTTCACCTGCCTCGGATGGCCCATCCTGGGAGGTGATCGGAGTGATACGTTCAAAGGTCATCTGTTCTGTAAGTTCCGCAATCATCTCTTTTAATTGCAGAGTCTGTATCTCGAAGGTCTTCATCATCTCGTCACTCTGCGATCCGTTTCGGATGGTGTTCTCCATCTTCGAGATACGATCTCTAAGTGCAAGTTTTATAGAGTCTTTGTTGTTTGATTTTACACCCAGGAATGGTGTGAGTTGGTTGGCACCGAAGGCCACTGTCGATCCTTCATAGAGCATGATTTCCTTCACTAGCCACATGTACCCTCTGTTCTCGGCATCCTGTGGATTGATTAAGTTCTGCACTGCCTTTGCCCATCCTTTGGCATCTCTCTCCATGAATTCGGACTGCACGTACTGGAACCCGATGGAATGGTTGTCATAGATACCCTCCAGATAGTTCTTTAATGTGTCGTTGCCGATCGTGGTGTCAGCCATCTTGGTCTCGAAGTAGATCCCAGAGATGCCATCCACTGTCCTCTCCTCCAGTGTCAGGATCTTGCCTGGCAGTTGGGTAAGGTCGTGGTGAAGGGCATGTTTGATCTTGGCCACTGCAGATGAGTTCGGTCCACGTTCCTTAATACTCTTCTTTGAGCATCCAGGAAGAAGTACGTCACCATCGGAGTCGATGAAGTTAAAACAGTTATAGAACCCTGTGACCGTTCTGCCGATGGTATCGACATTCTGGATCGATGCCTTGACGTGGCAAGGTTTTACCGAGTAGTATGTGGACTTGTTAACTTTCATTTTCTCTTTAGTTTGAGACGTTCCTGGAATGACTGACAGATCGTTCTGTCTTCCATCTTTGGTCCTTCGTGTACAAAAATAGTATTTTTTTGAACATGTACACCCTTCTGTTTATTTTTTTTATTGGTCTTGACAATCTTCATTAGGCAGTGACTGTCAAGTTCGTGATCATCGAAGATGCCGTTGAAGAGTCAAACCCATAGATGTTGATCAGTATGTTCACTGCAGTCGACTTGTCCAGTGTTCCGTTGGCCACCGAGGTGTTGATGTCCAGGATCCCTGTGACACCACCAACGGTACCACGAAGGGATACCTGTGCGTTGACGATCTTGTCCTGTTGACTGTTGTCCAGGGTTGCCTCCTTCGGAAGTTTGCCGAGTTCCATCCTGTACTCATCGATCGTGATGGCACCATCTGCGAACTGGGTGTGCAGGGCAGAGACTTTCGATGTCTGTATCTCCTGGATCCTCTTCTGGTCCTCCTGCATACATGGTAGCCATGAGTAATCTGCAGATAGTTTAAGTCCTTGGTTCTCCAGTCCGAGGGACGTGGTGAGCACATTCATAAGGGAGTCGGCCTCTGGTTGGATGGTGTTCTGGTAGGTGATCCTCATGGCCTCCTTCTGGTTCTCAAAGGTCGCACCTTTGGTCGATGGGAACAGATCTCTCTGCAGTCCGTATGCCGACAGGATGGATGAGAAGTCATCTTCCATCTCCTCGAACAACATGAGATCCCTGACAGGTACGGTCATCGGTTGCCATGAGAGGGCCGAGTTCGTGACGATCACATGTCCCTTTGTGGAGTCAAGTGATCGGTCTCTCTGGTATTGTTTCTCGATACGATCTCTCTCTTCTCTTCCTAGTGGCACACCACCATCCGAGTCCTTCGTGTTCGAGGATAGGATACCGATGGCACCCTTCTCGGTGATCATGATGTTCCTACTTTTTAGCGATGCCATTAGGTTGGAGATCGGCAGTGCTAGTGAGTAGATCTTCGACTTTCCTATGTAGTACATCTCCGAGTCACCCTGGCAGGTGTGGATCACCTCGTTCACGTTGAACCTGGTCCCATCACTAATGAGTTCGTAGTTCTCGATGATCTGGTCCAGGGATACCTGTCGGAACAGTTTGCCTGTATTATTCACTCGGATGTCTCCTGATGGAAGTACCCACATGGCCGATGGCAGTGAGGTGGGGAGTCCTTGGTTCTTGTAGATGAAGGCATTCGCATAGATCGACATCATCGTGTTGAACTGGGACATGAACTTCTCTGTCGACTGCAGGACGTTCGGACGTTGGAAGAGTGCCAGGATAGGATGGTCGTTGTACTCGATGCCGTTCCGATCCATCACCTTCACCTCCATGTTGGAGAACATCTCTGCCTTCTTGTCTATTGCTATTCGTAGGTGGGGGACTTCATGGTAGACCTTCATCAGGTCACCTGTGTCGATGATCACTGGCATCTTGGTGCCGATCATCTTTGAGAAGGTCAAAGGTTGGAAGGTGCCTCCCATCCATCTTGAAAACAGTCCAGATAGTAAGTTCATTATTTACTTAATTTATACAAAAATAACTATTTTTTAAATATAAACTACTACACAAACCTATCAGGCAACATTGAACCTATGAACTTTGTCAGTCCTGCCAGGGCATCAGGTGCATCGTCATGTTTAGAAGTTCCATCCTTCATGAACCCGAGGACTTGACGAATGAAGAGATCGTATTCGCTTCCTCTGGTGATGTCGTTCCTGAAGTAGACGTACTCCTTGATGAATGCATACTGCATCAGGATCCTGGTCACCTTGTTTGTGGTGTTCTTTACTCCGAGGACACGTTCAGGGTTCACTCGTTCTCGCATCATCTTGATGAAGACACTCCCCTGATTGTTGGTCTCGACTCGGCAGAAGTCTACCCTCTCCTTGTTAATAAGTCCAGAGCACAGAGGCATGGTGATGTCGATGTTCTTATCTGTGAACACCACGTCTGTGATGTACACCCTCTTCTCATGGATCTTGCCCACGATCATGCAGAGGTAGTCATCACCTTCATCTGCCACATCGATATATGCCAGAACAGAGTCGAAGTCGATGCCATTTACCTGGTCCATGGAGAACGTCTTGAGATCGTTTCGATCAAACAATAGGCCCTCCAGACGAACGTCCCACCTGCCCTCTACAAACACTTTGTATTCGTATTCGGGCATGTTCTTCTTCAATGACTCGATGTAGTCAGGGGAGAGGTATGGGTTGTCTGTGAGTTTCGCAGGGATGTACTTCCATCCTTCTGGGAGGGTGTTGGCCTCCCACTTGTCGTAGATCCTGGACTTCACCCATCCATGTGTCGGGTTGCAGGTCATGGCGATCTTTACTGGTACATGTCCTGCACCGTTCCATGATCCACTCCTCTCGATCACTTTATTGAAGGTCACCTCCTGGATCTCGTTCACCTCATCGATCCCTGCACCGTTGATCTCCAGACCTCTGAACTTGTTCAGTTCCTTGTCTCCATCGAAGGACTC